CTTTGGTATTTCCTAACCATCGGTGAGGAGTACAAAGACAACATCTTGGTATTCGTTTACGCCAAGATTTAGATTTACGTTTACCTACTCGTTTCATTCTTCTCTTTATAGTCTGCTATCGCAGCTTTTATTGCGTCCTCGGCCAATACTGAACAATGTATCTTGACTGGGGGCAAACTCAGCTCTTCCACAATTTCAACATTCGAGACTTCAAATGCTTCATCAATTGTTTTATCTTTAACCCACTCTGTCGCAAGAGAGCTAGCAGCAATAGCACTGCCGCAACCAAAAGTTTTGAAACGGGCGTCTTCGATCTTTCCTGTTTCATCGTTTACCTTAATTTGGAGTTTCATCACATCTCCACATTCTGGTGCACCCACCAGACCTGTGCCTACATCTGAGGCATCCTTATCAAAACTTCCTACATTTCTTGGATTCTGAAAGTGGTCCACCACTTTTTGGTCATACGCCATAAGATTCCTTGTTCAAGTGAAATTCATAAACGACCGCATGCACAAGGAATTTTCCATTGATTTGTCATATATGGTTGTCCTCCTGTGCAAGATTTACATTTAACCATTGCTCGATGGGGTCGCGTGTCCAGACATCCCACCTGTGCTACCGAAACCAGCACCATGCTCGTCATCAGTATTAGGACTCTCAGCGAGTTCCTGAAATTCATACCACTCATTCTGTATCATTTCTCCTTGACATATTCTGTCTCCGTTCCGTATGGATACAGTATGTCTGGAAGTATTCACAACTGCGGCGAAAACTTCCCTTTTGTAGTCAGAGTCTATAACACCTACCGCATTGATAAGTGTTAAACCTACGCTGACAGCATTACCTGACCTTGGATAAAGTCTAACGGAATATCCTTCGGGGATATCGAAAATAATCCCAGTAGGAACTAAAGCTCTTTGGCCATATTGTAGCGTGAGTTCATCGCAAACTATCTTCTCTTTCGTACTGTCTCTTGGACTGTATATTGATATCTCTGTATCTTTAGCCCAAGATGCTGCGATATCAAAACAGGCTGAGCCGTTTGTCGCAAATCTTAAAGAAGGTGTCTCCAAATGGGTTTTGAAATATTTCAATTGAGGTTTCTGAAGTTCTAGACTCCTGAGACCATTTTTTCTCATTATAACGTTTATATTCATTTTACGCTGTTGCCCACATTATATTTTGTTTCTAGTTTCCACTCTGCTTTCTCCTTGTATGGGAGTATTTTCAGAGTGTTTATCTGAACGACTGGGTCTTCAGATTTCTTGGGTTCTACCAAGTCACACAAGCTCCATTCCGCCAGAAGGTTCGCAATAGCATTGCGTCTCGCGACATCTGTTTCGGAAAAGTCAGAAGGCTTACCATCTAACATAAATAGTTCTTTGAAATGGACAATGTAATACTTTCCCTGCTTGTGCAAAATATGACAAGACTGGTATAAAGTCTTATCTCTTTTTGAAGCAATACCTATTCTGGAAAGGGTTTCTCTTATCTTGAGAAAATCATCCGCTTTTTTTAGTGTGACCTCAACAAACCCATCAATTATTTGAGTTGTCATTTAGTCCTAAAGTAGCGAGGCATTCGCTATCTGTATTTAGGACTTCCCGCCTTCACAGGTATCAAACCAAGTCTGTATCTTGGCTAGGTCTTCATCTGAAAGGAGTCCTGACTTTATCAGTTCCTTAGATTTCTGGGGTGAGTAGTTAAAAAACCTCTGGATGGCAGGCATATATTCTTCCTTACCTCTCTTTACCCACGGAGCATTTCGTTTCTGCTGACGAATTCCATAGAAGAAGAAATCGTATTGTAACCTGTCATCCAAATGGTTGTTAACATTCATTTGATTAGCCCAGAGAGCTAGGTCACGATGCATAGACATACCTCTGTTTACAATAAACGGAGAGTAAGCTTTCTCGTTCAGTTCGCCCTCATGGTCTGCACTGAGCATATGACCACCTGACTTGTCCGATAAATTTGAAATAAACTTGAACGGACTAGGTTTTTTATATGGTAGTTCTTCACTCATAAAGGTGTATATTCTCCTGCGTCATCAGAATGATATTTCCATTCTTGTTGGTCTTTGTTTGTACCTTTGGAAACAACGGACATTCCGTTGACATATCCAAATCCCGCTCCTCGTAGAAAATCACACAATCTAGTCAGAACTCGTGGGAGTTCTACTGCCTCAAACTCTAGGTCCCAAGAGTCGTTGTTGTCATCATCCCACGCTCTTAATTGAAATCTCATAATTTAGTTATTTGAAAGTTGGTTGTCGTGCTTGTGGGTTTCCACATTATGCACATGGTAAGCAAAGTCTCTTTCAATAACAGCGATTCGTTCTTGTAAAATACGAACCTTTTCTTCGAGAGTCTCTACATATTCTTTTCGTGCCCAAGTTCGATTTAGTCTTGGGTCACCGAGATGCCCGTCTGAATAAGCATTAATACTTGATATTGTCATTTTTTAGGTATGTCTTTAAAAAGGTCAATAGGTCTTGACGATGTATCTTTAGGGTCTGGTCTGTATCCAGCTCGTCTGAGAACATCGTTAAGTTGAAAATACCTAGACAAAACATTTCGTCTAGACAGTAATGTTGCAACCCAGTCCAATGAATGATAGAACTGTTCTTTACTTGGAGCGTCTAAAATATTATCACACATCCGTTGAACAGTCTTTTCTATCTGGTCATCGATTTCTATCTTAATCTCGTTTACAACATCCAGTTGAGTTTTCGGGTTTTCCATTATTTAAGTTGACAGTCAGCCATAATTTCCACCATACACGCGGTTAAGTTGAGTTCTTGGTCTGGTACGAAAGCTGACTGGTATTGATATTTCGCCAAGTGAAGAACCAGTTGTGGTATACTCCCACTTTCCATCTCTGGATAAAGTGAGTCATAAAGTTTACGAAACAACTGAGCCATATCTGAGTCAGAATGGTCAGCAACCCATTTACGAACTTGTTTGAAGTTCTTCTCTTTCATGCCCGTAATCAAGTCGACTGTATCTAGGGAAGATATTTGGGCAATGATTCCTGTGTCAATAACTCCGCCTATTGCGTATCGTTGTATCTCATTCAGAACTCTACGGAAGTCAGGAAAATATTTGTTTACGATGGTCGCCAAGATGGAAGGGTCTTCTATCTTAATTCCTTCTTGGTCACAGATACCTATAAGTCTTTGAGTGAACTCCATCAACATATCTGCTTTGTTCTCAGGTCCTATTCTGAAATCAATAACTGTAGTTCGGGAATGTAAAGGTGGAATAAGACGATTCTTGAAGTTACAAGTCATTACAAATGAACAGGTATTGGCAAACTGTTCGATGAATGCACGGAGGGCCGCCTGAGCGTCAGGTGTAAGATAATCTGACTCATCCAGAATCAGGCACTTCCTTTCGTCTGTCAATGACACAGTGGAGCAAAAGCCCATCATCTTTGTTCTGAGGGTATCAATACCCCGCTCTTCTGAGCAGTTGATGAACATAACATCGTATTTCAACTCGTTCGCTAACGCCCTAGCGATGGTTGTCTTACCAATACCTGCGCCTCCACAAAGTAGAAGGTTCGGCATTTGTCCCGCTTTTACAAACGAGTTAAAGGTATCTTTTAATTCTTTAGGTAGGATACATTCATTTATTGTTTTTGGTCGATACCTTTCGACATATAGAAAATCGTCTTTATTCATCGTAAATAAAACCTGTTGATGGTTTGAACCAAGTATCAAACTCTTCCCGAAAAAGTATGTGTTCCTTGGTTGGTTCTTGTATCAATATTGAATTGATATTCTCATATAATACCACATGATTCGGTTCTGTCAAGTGGTTTTGTCTTCTATCTGTTTTTTCTGTTGTATCATTTTCCAAAGTCTTAAACTCTTTACGAGAGACAGAAGCGATGTTGTATGGATAGATACTGAAATATTTGGTCTGTAGGTCAAGGACTTCTTGTGGGATATCAACTGACCATTCTTCTTCTGTTTCTAGGTCCCAAAAGTTGTTTTTCACAAATGGGTTGTCTTGAAAAAATACTATCATTCTCAGTTTCAAAATATCTGAGATGTTTCGTAGATGTCCAAAAACGAATTCGGTTTGTCTGGAAACCCTTGTTGAAGAATAGAAAAAATCCAGACTCTTCTTATTTTCCCGACACCAGTTCTGGAAAACAACACTTGAATAGTCTTTAACTTCATTAATTTTCCAATAATGAATATTGGAAACATCGACTGCGTGGCCTGGATGTGGAATATCTTTGAAGTTGAATCGACAAGGAAAGCCTATGAAAAAGATGAAAGTCTCATCACCCTCGTATAAAGTCTCTATGTAATTCTCAAACAAGTCAATGGAGAAGTCTGGTCCAGTACCATTCTTTCCAAAGTTCTGAACATGAGAAGAGTCACGAGCGAGGAGTTCAGACCAACACTCGCCCGTGTTTACTTTTAAAGGGTCAACATAGCTATCGCCGAATAATACGAAATTATTCAAACTTAGTATGTTGTTTTTCTGATGTGATGTGATATGTCACAGCTTGGTCTCCTGTTGTAAACCTTCCGATACCTTGTTTGGAGATATCGACTTGGTAGGAGTTGGACATCAGTTTCAGCACTTCAACTTTGTAAACAACCTCGCAAGTAACCTGAGAGACTTCTGGAAGTGCAATCTCCATACTAGATGAAGATGGGTTTCCAAGGTCAATCAGACGAGCAACAAAGTTAGTGCCTGGCTTCCCAACAAAAACAACTTCAGGGAGTCCTAGAGTTGCAGAAGCCTTCTTGATGGAATCAAGAGACTCGTTGGTAAGTACGAATGAGACATCGCCAGTAAAATCGGCTATCTCTTTATCTGGTGGAGTGATGACGAGCGACTCATCAGCACAAGTGTAGTTGATAGACCTTCCATCTGAGAAAGTCATTTTGACTGACTTCTCTGTGAAGTCTAAGTCGGCCTGTCCAAACATCGTCATCGCACTCAAGAACTGATTGAGATTGTAGATAGCGAATTTGACAGGAATAGTTTCTTCAATCTTAGCAGAAGCTAAGAGAGACTTATTCTTTGCAATAGTCCTCAAACGATTACCTTCTGCAAACAGAAGACTTTCGTTGATGGTACTATAGTTTTTGAGTATAGATATTGTCTGGTCTGACAGTTTCATTTTCACCTTTAAAAGCATAATGATAAAGAAGAACCATATAATGCATGGCCTTCATGAGGTCTTTGGGGTTTTTACCTTCTTTCTTACCAAATCTGATAAGATACTTGATAGCACAACCCCGAGCGAAGTCTTCCGCAATATCAATGCTATCAAATACGTCTTGAATCTGAATGTTCTGCTTGTTGTCTACGTAATGTTGACCATACGTGGACTTGATATACTCAAGCAGTTCATTCACGATTTCTTCTTCGTTGTATTTCATTCTCCAGTTACAACTTTAGGTCCGACAGATGCGACTGCAGGTTCGCTAGCTTTCGCTTTAGCCTTCTCAGTCTTATCTGCAATTTCCTTCTTCTTCCAGTCTGGGACAGGAGTCAATGGAAACAAATCCTCACCTACATCTTTAGCTCCTTTTGCGGAACCTTTCTTTTTCGGTGGAGGCGGTGGAGCGCCTGGAAATTGTTGTTTTCCACTCGCATCTTTCATATTCTTTTTAGAAGGATTTACTCCGTGTTCCTTCTTATACATCTGGCGACCTTGGATGTCTGCAATAGCACCCATGTGACCTTCAAAGATATATGAACCAATGTGTCGTAGTTGCATCCAAGGACAGAACCAAATCTTATGTCCCATCTTTCTGGACAACTGACAGAAGAGATAATCTTCTGAGAGATATCGGTCTGTATTGTTGGAGTTTCCTTCTCCTAACCATTTGTCGTTATCAATAATGGTATCAAAGAAAGCGTGGATATATCGACTACCATCGAAATGTTCAGACCTATTGTGGTCCGGCCGATAATGAAAGTCAGGATAAGCTTTGACAAAGTCATCCATAACTGAACGATGTATCATTAAGAAACCAGTTCCCGCTTCAAGGACTGGCACTGGTTCTGAGAGTTTAACCTCAGTTCCACCATCATCTACTGATGGGTTGAAGACAAAGTCTCCAGTAAATCTTTTCAGAATGTCTGCACCTTCTTCCGCATCTTCTACGACTCCAAGTTGAGTCGCGGCGTATACTTGTTCCCAAGCAATAGTTTTCTTTGTATAAGGAGCGGAAAGAATCTTTCGTGGGTCTCCATTTTTGTCTGGTTCACCTGCGAGAGCCAAAAGTGCCGCAGCATCTCTTGGGTCAAAGTGAATATCAGCATCAATGAAAAATAACCACTCAAGCGGTTTTCCATCTGAATCAACTGAACGCATAAACTCATCACACAGATAGTTTCTCGCTCTGGTGATAAGGGATTCGTTGAAGATGTAATAAAATTTATGTTGGACTTG